ACAGTCTATTGCAAACCTCGAAAATAGTTACAGATTCCAAAACCTCACAGACGAAAATGGCTTGATTGTCATCCCTCGTGAGAAGTTTGTACTCTTCAATGTTGACCCTACAAATGGTAACCCTGAAGGTAACAGCATTCTCAAAGCAGCATACTTGGCTTACAAGCAATTAACATTGCTCACAGATAATATGATGACAGGCGTTGCCAAAGATACACAAGGGCTTCCTGTGATTGGTATCCCCCCTCAGTATATGTCTGCAGATGCTAGTGACGATCAAAAAGCTGTCTATCAAATGTTCATGAAGATTGTTGACGATTTAGCAAGTGGTACTCAGCGTGGTATTGTTATGCCAAAATCTTATGACATGGATTCCAAGGGTGAAATGTTCACTGTGGAGTTGCTAGAATCTAAAGGTGGTAAGGCTTACAACGTGTTAGAGATTATCAAAACACTTCAAGCCAACATTCTTTCAGTTCTTTCGTGCGATGCTGTCAAGATGGGTAGTGATACTGCAGGTTCGTTAAGCCTCAGCGATGGCGACACAAATTTGCTTTCTATGGCTGTGTCATACAGATTGATGGAAATTGCAAACGCTCTCAATAGAGACGTAACAAGACAAATCTTTGAGTTGAACGGATGGGATACTTCAGAGATGCCAACAATCAAGTTCAAGGACATTAGTAGTGCTTCCACGGAATCTTTCAGTAAGTACGTGCAACGTGTTTTCAGTGCAGTAAGTACGTGCAACGTGTTTTCAGTGTCGGTGGTATGGAAATTGATAGAGCTGTCCTCAATCGTATCCGCGAAGTCGGTGGCTTTGAGTTGTTACCAGAAGACCTTCCTGTACAAGAAGATATTCTCTCTACAGCAATGGCTGGTAAAGCTACAAGTGCTGGTGAGGGTATGGAAGTTGGAACAGGACTTGTCAACGGTGGAACCAGTAAGTCAAAGATTGGTGGCGAGGACAATAGTGCTCGAAACGCGGATAACAAAGGATAAATATGGCACATTCGCTTATGCGTCTCACTGGAGAACTCTACGGAACTCCTCATTTAATTAGTATAGAAGGTTTTAAGACAATTACAAATTACTTAGACCTTCGCAATGCAAATCTGGCTTCATTTCCACAAGAGATGACACAACCAAAGCAAGAGAAGCACTTTGATGTATCTGCTGGTATTGCTGTCATCCCTATTCACGGAGCTACAACATATCGTGAAACAGCTATCACAGCAATGTGTGGATTAGCTTCTTACGAAGGTATTCTGAACAAAGCCTCTGAAGCAATTGAAGCTGGTGTTAAAACCATTGTGTTAGATTTGGATTCGGGAGGAGGTTCTGCACAAGGATGTTTCTCTTCTGCTAACGAACTCCGTAAGATGTGTGATGATAACGGTGTTTCCCTGATTGGCTTTGTTGACGGTAGCTGTTGTTCAGCAGCGTATGCTCTTGGTTGTGTGTGCGACGAATTAGTAGCAGACCCCCACGCTTCTGTCGGTTCCATTGGTGTTTTGATCGGACTCACGGACTCCTCTGAGAAAGATAAGATGGAAGGCGTATCCACAGTCTATATTACGGATGGTAAAAACAAGGTTCCTTTTGATAAAGATGGAAAATTCAAATCTGAGTTTTTAGAGGACTTACAGAAGAAGGTTTCCTACTTAGGCGATGAATTTAGGAAGCATGTGAATTTTCACACCGCTATTCCAGTAGAAAACTTAAAGAACACTCAAGCTAAAGTATTCATGGCTAACGAGGCATTAGAGCTTGGTTTAATTACAAGCATTATGCCTAAATCAGATTTTATATCCTACGTTGTAAAAGGAAAGACAAATGCTAAATAAATTTAAACAGTTTCTATCAGGTAACACTGATACAACCGCTACGCAAGTAGCAACCCCTGTGAAAACAGAAACCCCTGCGCAAGCAGACATTGAAAAGGAAGTCGTTAATATGACTACAGCAACAGAGCAGCCAATTGTGGCTGAGACCGCATCTACGGATGCTTCAGCAGACTTGGTAGCACAACTTGCTTCCTCTACATCTGCTTTAACAGAACTGCAAGCAGCATTCGCAGAACTCACTACTAAGTTTGAAGCAGCTCAAGCAGCTTTGGCAGTGGTAGAAAATGAAAAGAAAGAATTGGCAACTAAAGCTGCAGAAGCACGTTTAGTGGCTCGTAAAGAAAAGATTGTAGCAGCGGTAGGTACTTCACAAGCAGACGCTTTAATGGCTGCTGTAGGTGGCTTAGAAGATGCTCAATTCAATGCTGTTGTATCTGCAATGGCGACCTCTCGTGAAGCTGAAGCTAAAACAGAAGCTTTTCAAGAAGTGGGTGTATCAGGTAATGCTGACGCATCTAAATTAGCAGTAGAGAAGAGTGCGCTTGAAGCAAAACTCGAAGAAAAATATCGTGCTCCACAGCACTCTAACTAAACTAAAAAGGAAATAACATGCCAGTTATCGCAACAGATACACAACGCTTGTCAAACTTAATCAAAAAGTACGACGCTCCTAACAACCCTGAACTGTTCAACGAAGTTGTTACAGTCAACCAAGCAGCTCAAACAACTTTAAAAGTTGGCACTGTAATGGGCAAGATTACCGCATCTGGTAAATACATCGTTGCTGTAGAAACAGCAGTAGACGGTTCTAAAACACCAGCAGGTATCTTCATTGGTGACGCTAATGGTTTGGCTCAAGACACAGTAATTGCAGCTACTACAGACACTCCAGTATTAGTATTGGCTCGTGGCAAAGCAGTTGTTTCCAAAGATGCTTTGTTCTTAGACGCTTCTTACAATGATGCTACCAAGAAAAATACAGCGTATGCTGCATTGAAAGCTCTTGGCATCATGGTTGAGACGACCGTTTAAATCTAACATAATAAAATAAAGGAAATAACATGGCTATTACTCGTGACTTTGGTAATCCGTTTTCAGTAGTTGATTACACTAAAGAAGTAAATATTATCCCTAACACATGGGGTACAATCAATAGTTTGAACATTTTTGAAGTTGAGCCTGTTGCAGAACAGACAGTAACTTTCCAAGAAGTGTCTAAAGACTTCGGCATCATTCTTGACCGTGTACGTGGTGATCGTGCAAACCAGAATAAAGACTACAGCCGCAAGCTGCACACATTTGCTGTTCCTCACTTCCCATTGGATGACCAAATTCTTCCAAAAGATTTGCAAGGTAAGTCTGCTTACACAAACTTGTCTGAAGCGGATACATTGGATGCAGTTCGTATGCGTAAGATGGAACGTATTCGTGCAAGCCATGCTGCAACATTGGAAAAAGCTCGTGCTCAGTTGTTGACAGCAGGTACAGTTTATGCACCTAATGGTACAGTGTCTCAAAACTGGTTCACAGAAATGGGTGTTACTCAAACTGTTGTTGGTTTCGACTTAGCAACTTCTACCACTGACGTTGTAGCTAAAGTTGAAGCAGCTATTGCAGCTATTCAAGACAATGCTGGTGTAATCTCAATGTCTGGTATCGTTGCATTGTGTTCTCCGACATTCTTCGCAGCTTTGATTTCTCACGCTAATGTTAAGCAAGCTTTCACATATTACAGTTCTACGCAAGAACCTTTGCGTCAGCGTTTGAGTGCTGGTGGCTCTGTAACTGCAATGCATCGTGAATTCTTCTACTGTGGTGTACGCTTCATCGAAATGCGTGACAACTTAGGTGGTCAGTTGATTACAGCTAACGAAGCAGTGTTTGTCCCTACAGGTACTGATGTATTCCGTACATACTTCGCTCCAGCAGAACGCTTTGGCTTGGTTAATACTCTAGGCGAACAAGTCTACATGTTTGAAACTCCTGCTGCTAACGGCACAGCGATTCAAATTGAGACTGAAAGTAATTTCGTCAATGCTTGTATGAAGCCTAAGTTGATTGTAAAAGCTACAATCGCAGCTTAATCATTAGCTAGTCTCTTGATAAAATACCTTCTCAGAAATGGGAGGGTATTTCAGTCAGTAGATTACTTCAAGGAACGACATGCAAGAAGAATACGTAATGAGTTCCTATTTGGTGGACTTAGAAGACTTCATAGAACGCCCCACAAGAGCTGTCCTCAAACAAGGTGGTTGGTTCTTTGGACAACTTGGAACTTACACTGTAGGAAGTCCTTTAGCCGTTTCTGACGGTGTAAAAACTAAAATAGCGTTCCCACCTTCACAACTAAGTTACAGTGACAGCAGAAACTTCACTCTAAATTATGACACAGTGAATAACAAGTTTCACCCTCTCGGAGTTGGTGATTGCTTCATTGTTAATATGCGCTTTAAGATGAAAGCATCTTCGCAAGCAGGTCACAT